AAAAAAGGGTAGGTAGTAATTACCCACCCTCTTTCTGTTTATTTATTTTGAATCTTAGATTCCGTAAGTTACGATGTCTTCAACAACTCCGTATTGTACACCTGCCGTAAATCTCATTATGATTCTAACGTTCTGAGAACCATCTAAGTCAGCCATATCTAATACTTTTACTTCTTGGTGGTCTGATAATAAACCAGTTCCAAATTGTAAGTTATCTTTAGTAGTTGCTACTGCAGTGTTTGCTGCTAATCCGTTAGCCATAAAGATTTTTACACCATCAAAGTATAAGATGTTGATGTCTTGGTTGTTTCCTTGAGAACCTACACCAGCAGCACCTTGTCCGTTAGCTTGGAATCCTCCTAAAGCTCTCTTGTAAGCTCTAAATATGTTTTGAGAAACATAGATAAACAAATCATCTCTACCATATAAAGCAGAAGGGATTTGGTCTACTACTTTTCCTAACTCATCTACTACGTTAGCAGCAGTTACAGTAGTTCCTGCAATTTGTTGTGCAGCTGGTAAAGCAGCATCAGCAGCTAATAGAGTAGAGAATCCATCAAATGAACCTTCTCCATCTGCTCCTGCCCATATGTTCTGCTCATTCTTTTGTGCTACTTTAGCAGCAACATAAGAGATTAAGTAGTCTTGGAAAGAAGATGGTAAGTTGTCAAATGCAGAATATCCCATTTGGATTGCATCCCAATCTGAACGGAAATCTTTCTTACATAGTTCTAAATTAACTTGTAATTCCTTTGGTTCAAGGATTCTTTCAGTTAAAGTCAAAGTTGAAGTGTCATTGAAGTCGCAAGTACCATTCTTAGTGATACCATCTAATTCCAATCTTTTAACAACCTCTTTAAATTTTACGTTTGGTCGGATAGTTAATCCACCATTTGCAATAGTGTTACCTGATAATAAAGCAGCAGAAATATATTTTCCTGCAGATTCTCCAGCGTAAGTTGTAGTAATACTTGTAGTAGTAGCCATTTTGTCTAATTTTTAATTAAATAACATTCTATTAACTCTCTCTTCGATAGTCATAGATTTGTTTGGGTTTGATAATAAATTCTTTTTCTTTTCGATTTGAGCCTCTGGAGAATGTACAACTTCTTCTACATTTTCAGATAATTCAACTTCTTCTTGTTTAGATAACTCTTGAGGAACTTCTTTAGCTTCTCCCATTGGTTTATCTTCGATTAATGCTTTAATCATAGAAAGTAGCTCTGATTTTACTGCTGCTAAATCTTCAGAAGTAGCGTAACTCATAGCAGGTGCTTCAACTTCCTCCTCGATTACAACCTCTTCTTTAGGTTCTTCAGCAAGTACAACTTCTTCTACTTCCTCTTTTACTTCTTCAGTTACTTCCTCTGTAGATAACTCTACCGACTCTTCAACTGCAATGTCTTCAACTTTTACCTCTTCTTTAGAAAGATTTAAAAGCTCTTTGACATTATTAAGGATTTCTGTCGCTTTCATACTTATTGGTTTATATTAATATAACTATTTAAAATTTTACTGTCGTATTTTTACTCTTCTTCTTGCTTGTGAATTGAGCCTATGCCTTGCTTCCAATACTCGTCTGCGTTGCATTTTCTTTTCTTTGAGTACTTATCACAATCAATAGAATAAGTATTCTTACATTTGCAATATTTAGCTCTCATTGTCTATCTTTTTTAGTTCTATATCTTCAGTTAATATTTTCTTTATCTCTTCTAACACATTACTTGCTTCAACCTCTTCAATATCTTCTACATTGTCGCTAAACATACCTTCGATACTTAATCCTAAGTATTTACCTTGCTTAACATCTTCCCATACCTCATCATTATCTATCTTCATAGTAACTGCCCAAGCACCTTCTACTGCATTTAATCCGTATAAAGCAGTTTTATCCTTTTCAGGGTCTTCTACTATCCAAGATTCTATAACAGAGACACCTCCTGTAAATTCAGCGTGTTCTAATGTTGTATTATTGTTTTTAAGGCGTTTTAAGTATAGCTCAGACGCTTTTCTTACAGTTTCGGTAGAGAACGTTATATTGTACTCATAATCGCCTCTACGTCTGTATATGAGCTTATTTGGAACTAATGCCAAACCAACTATTATTCTTTTTTCTGAATCAACAGTTTTAAACTCTACTTTATGCTTACTTAAAGCTACAAAGTTCTCTTCAATAGCTGGAAATTCTACTAATGATATTGCATCAATTCCATCTTCTTCTCTTGATTCGTCTATAAATAATTCTATTATATCTAATTCTTCCATATTTAATTTATTTATACTATGATAACTTGTTTTATTTTATTCTGTTTTATTTTAAGTACCTGCAGTATTTACAATAACACTATCTAATTGTTGTTGGTCTGTAACTTCGGTTGAAACCACATAGGCTTTTAATGGTTTGTCAAATTGAGATTGAATAGCAGTTAATAACTGATTTTCTCTAGAACCACCTACTATATTAAATGAAGGGTCTGCACGTTCAGTTGCACCTGCTCCACCTCCACCTCCTGTAGTATTAATAGGTGTGTTTGCTGATGATGATTGGAATTTCTGTCTTGAAATTGTTGCTACTTGAGCTAAACCAAATGCAATGGTAGGTAGCGCTTGTGATAGTCTTGCAAAGAAACCACCTTTAGCATCCTTCATAACCCCTATAGCAGCAGCAGACGTATCCATTAAAGCACTTGCTATATTTGATGCCTTATTCATATCGAATTGCTTTTTAGCTATCTTCTCTTGCTTCTTTCTTAATTTTTCATCATTTATAGCTATTTGATTCTGTATCTTTACTCTCTCGTCTTTAGACAAGTTTTCGTTCAATAATCTATTATTCAATTCTTCATTTAAGGCACTTGTTTTATTAGACTCAATAGTCATCTCTCTTTCAAACTGAGCGTTCATAAAATTAGTCATACCTCCTAAAATATCTTGTGATTTTGATATGAAATTTTCAGCACCTAATAATTGGTCTGATAAAGCCATTTCTGCTTTTAATTTTTCATTATATATCTTTATTTTTTCTTTAGTTTCATCACTTAATTCAGTATCTATTAGTTTATCTAATTGTACAGGGTTTTTGCCTATTTCAACACCCATACTTTCAGCTACTGTCTTTATTATCTTTTTAGCAAATTTTACTTGATTTTCAATAGTTTTTGGAGGAAATACAGTAAAACCTTTAACCTTATCGTTTTTATCAGAATCTTCTGTAGTTTTTGAAGGGTTTAAACTTAATCCTTGACTAAGATTATTTATTTTTTCTAATATAGGTTTTGATTCTTTTTCTATTCCCTTAGCTAAATCTTTAAAATCTTGTATTAATTCAGTATTTGTCTTTTTTCTTAAAGTTAAATTAGATTGACCCATCTGATAAGATTTATTAACAGCTTTCTCCAACTCAATACCTTCTTCTTTTAGTAAACCTTTTATTATCCTAACTTTTTCTTCTTGGTCTTCTGTAGAATTAACTAAATCTACTTTCATTTGTTTAGATAATAAAGCTGAATTTTGTTCAACTAATTTATCCATCTCTATTCTACTTGCTTGAGCTAAAGTGTATTGTTTTATTTTTAATTTAACATTATCTAAGTTTTTTCCATACTTTAAATCTTCTTTTTTTAATGTAGGTACTAATTTTATTAATTCTTGAGTAACTACTTTTCTTCTTTTTTCAGTTAAATTAACATCTTCAAGCTCTTTAACATATTGATTAGCGACTAACCCACTTGAATAAACTTCTTTTGTTAAATCACTTACTGCTTTTTTAGATTTTTGATTAGCACCAAAGAAAAAGTCTAATGCAGATACAACTGCTGTAATAGCAAAAACTACACCAAGAGGACCTAATAATTGGCTTCCCATTAGTCTTAAAGCCTTTCCAAATCCACCTGCTTTAGTTGAAGCAGTACCTAACTGAGAGACTAACTGAGTAATGTTATTTGCCATACCACGAATACCATAAGGTGCATCCGATACAACTCTACTTAATTCCATTGTAGCAGAGGTAGCACTACCTGTAGCATCTTTAAGTTGGTTTTGAGTTTTAGCTAATTTATTATATTCTTTTGCTGTTAGCTTTACTCCTTTTAATGTAGCTCCTGAACCTGTTTTACCTATAGTTTGATTTAATTTTTGAGCAGATTTTTCAGCATTTTTAACTGTAAGGTCAATATCATTAAACCCTTTTTCTGTAGATTGAAGTTTAACAACATTACCTTTATCATCAACAACTACTTTAAATACAATTTTTTCTTCAGCCATTATCTTGTTAGTTTTCTTCTTTTAATATTTGTTTTTAACTCTCTAAAACTTGAAGGCATTTCATATAATCCTTTAGCTATATTAATATCCTTATCTTCTATTAACCATTCGTTATTCCTTAGTAATTCTAATGTTTCTCTTATCATTATATGTCGCTTAATAATTCTATTTCAGATTTACCTGTATAAAAATCTGTTTTTATTGAGTTTATCTTATAGCTCCTACCTGAAACTATAAACCTATCAGCCAATGTGTATTTTAAAAGTATCTTTGATGGTAAATAAGCAGTGACTTTTGTAATCCTATTTAATGGATTAAATACACTTGTAATATAATTTTTATAATATGCTTCAAATAATGAGTTATCAAATCCATCATCTATTGGGTCTTCTAATTCTCCCCATTCATTTGGTTCTTTACTAAAATTCATAGTATATGAACTTGTTGCAGAAGATAAAGCAATACTATTTGAAGGTATAATGTAACTGTCAATAGATGTTTGACTTGTTGGAGAATTTAAAAAAGCAAGAGAGTTTCCTGAAAATATTCTTATTGGATAAAACAATAAAGGTTTTCCTATATAAGAAGATTGATTATCGTCTACAAAATAACCATATTGTGCAGTTGTTACACCATCTCCATTATTTGTATTTTCATCAATTAATCTTTCGTATTTCATTTGTGCAAATGGAGTCTTAACCTTGTAGATACTACCATCTAATTTTTCCCCATTTTCTCCTGTAGATTTAAACTGTGATTCCCCCCAGTTCTGACCAGTTATTTGTGTATGTCTTGCAGCTAAAAATGTTTTTGTATCTTCGTGTTTAAAATTTATTTCACGATAAGGTAAAACAGAATTTACTTGACTACTACTTACATCTATATATTTACTTATATCGTAAGGAGAATCATCAGAAGGACTAGAATAAAAACTATCTAAAGTTTTAACTGTTATTTCTGTTTTATCTCTTTCAATATATGCTACAAGGTTAAACATTTTAAACAACCCACTTAAAAAATCAATTATTTTTATATCTGGAATTTGTTGTGTTATATCAAATTCAAAAGTATTTAAATAAACAAAGTTAGATAGTGTGTAAGTAAAAAAAGAAGGTTGTTGATAGTCTGGTTCTTCATATTCCCCTGCCCATTGAATAGTATCGAAAGTGATATTTGAATTTGATTCTACATATGCAGAATAATTACCTTCTCCATTATCTGTAAAAAAATCACCTTTTAAAATACTTTTAGCACCAGTAATATTTCCAGTACTATAAACTTGATTTCCGTTAAAATAAATTAAAATTTTATATTCAACATTACTAAAAGAGCTATTTGGAACAGTTGTTAATTTAACTTCATTATAAAAGTCTTGGTAGCCATAAACATTAAAAACTGAAGATGTCAGCATTTTAGTTTGTGTACTAACACTCTCAGATACCGACCACCCATTAATTAAAGAAGTATTTAAATCATTTAAATTTTCAACATCTCCTTTCTTTCTATGCAACCACATAAAAAGATTATAATAAGGTGCATTCGTATTTACAAAGAAATCATTACTAAAAGTTAAATCTTTATTATATCCATTTGCAATAGTATATTTATCCTCTATTGCTTCAATTATTTTATGCAATCTAATTGCGTATTTTAATTCTGAATATAAAACTCCGTGAACGTGTCCATTGTCATAAGCTA